GGTAATTTCTGTTTGCTACTGCTGTAAAAGTAACTGACATTTGCTCTTCTAAAACTGTGATGGTTGAATCTGTTGCTGTGGCTTTTGATATTGCCATAATTCCACGAGGGAAATTATTTTGCTGTTGAGCCGTAAGAATTTGACCACTGGTGAAGTCGGTGTTATTTGTGATTGCCATGTTGTGTCTCCTTTAGAAACTGAGAAGGTTGTTGTCAAGCGTTCCGAAGATTGCATCGTTCAATGTAAGGTACTGATTTCCATCTGTTGATTCCATTGTAAGGCTGACAATATGTGAGCCAGGAACAATCCGATGTTCAATTCCTGATGTAATCAGAGTTTGTGTTTCCGATGTTGGGGTGCCAGTGGAGTAATCCTTTTGCACTGAAATTATCGAGGTCAGGTCAATGGCAAAGATGGTTGCCCATTGCGCAGCTGTAAGTGCTGCAAGTTCGCATGAGACGCCTGTAAAGCGGACAACGGGGTTGCGGTATTTGCCGAGAAGGTATGCGCCGAGACCGTTGACTTCCGTTGTGGTTGAGTTGAGCAAACTGAGAAGGTTGTAGTTCTGTGCCTGATACAAAGAAATTGACGTCGAGTCCGAGTTGGTCTGCGCAGCGCCTGCGGGGGATTGCGTCACGATGTAGTTGTAGAGCAGTTCTGACCCGTACTGATTGACCAGGCTCATATACGGAATGCCTGTGCCGTTGGTTGTGAACGAGGCTCCTGCAACGGGGTTGAGAACACTCGACCTTCCCTTGAAGGTGAGGGTGCCGTCGGCTGAGGTGTACAGGTAGCCCTGTTCGGAGGTGTTGACTTGCTGAAGGTAGTTGAGGACGTTTGTGTCCTGAGAGACCGCGTAAGCCCCCAAAGTTGAGGTTCCTGTACCGATAGACCTTGCACCCTGGTACGCAATCTCTGGACGGTCTAGGACGGCGTCTACGCGCAACCCTGAAGTCTGTGCCGACGGGGTGAAGGCGTTGAGTTGCTGATTTGCCAGGGTGCCGAAGGTGTCAACGCATCGAGCGAACATTCTGCCTTGATTGGCGTTCTGGTAGTCCAAGTCCCAATCCTCGACAAAGCCTGTGTAAATGGGGGTGCCGTTGGCGTAGATGATGATGGGCGAGCGAGGCAATACAAACGGGTAGTAGATCGAGGCCGTGTTGAGAGGGTCAAGGATGCGGGAGTTGTTGTTGAAGACGACCTGTGCGGTTCCTGCGTTGAACTGATCTAGTTGGCGGTTGCGTCCGCGCTTAATGTTTACCGACAGAACGAGCGAGGTGAGGTCTGCGTATGCAAGTCCGCCGAGGGTGCCTGTGTCGAGTAGACCGTAGACCGCGTCGTTGAGTTGGAACGGTTGACCGAATCCTGTGGTCGTCTGGAACCCGACAAGGACTTGATATGTGGGGACGGCCATTAGAAAGTGACCGCCGGTGCAAAGACCTGCCCTGAGTTGCGTTGCGCTGCAAGGATGGCGTCGATGATGTCTTGACCGACTGTGGCAGGCGATGAGACAAGTCCTGCGTCCATGTTGATGGTGATGTTGCTGAATGGGCCGATACCGCCGATGCCTGCGTTCTCGAAGCCTCCTGCGTTGCCTGAGGTGTTGTCAAAGATTGACGGTGGAGCCTTGGAAACTTTTGGAGCTTTTGTTGGTTGGTCAATGTTGTAAGGGACGAGGGCTGCAACCTCTGCTGTTCCTGTGAAGCCCATTGCAGTTTCCGCTTGCGCGGTTGAAGTAAACGCCCCAGCAGGATTCCCGCCAATACTGATTGCCGACAGGGTGCCGATGTCTTTGCCAGGCTTGATTAAGTTGATGCCTTTGATGATGACGTTGATGACTTTGATCCATGCGTTTGCAATGAACTCAAAGTAAGTAGCGATTCCGCTCATGACTGCTTTGACGCCGTCTCGGAACCATTCAAATTTATTGTATGCAAGTACAAGACCAGCAATGATTGCGGTGAACACAATCAGTCCTGATGCCACTTGGAGCGCGGTGAATGACGTCGCAAGAAGAGCGTTGACGACGGTTGCTGCCTTTGCTGCGACTGTGAACAGAACAACGGCTGCGGAAATTGCGCCGACGGCAGCTGCAATTGCAAGAAACTTTTCGGGGTTGTCTTGCGCCCATGTTGCAAACGATTGCAGAAGAGGGAGGATGGCTTCAACGGCGGGCATAAGTGCAGCGCCGATTGACTCCTTTGTTTCATCGAGGGCAACTTTCATGCGCTTAAATTTGCCGGCAGTAGTTTCGGCTGCGTCTGACGCTGCGCCACCAAAGGTCTTTGACATTGCTGCCATGACTTCATCTAATGACGCGCCGTCTTTAATCATTTGACGAAGTTCTGGTGACAATTTCGCTAATGCGGTGAAGTTTCCGCCGTAAGCCTTTTCGAGACTTTTTGTGACTGTTTCTAAACTGAGACCCTTTGCCGAACTGATGTCCATTGCAGCGGATGCCAATTGTTGCGCCTTGGTGATGTCGCCAGTTGCCCTGACTAGACCGCCAAGTGCCGGACGAAGTTCGTCGTCGGTGACTCCGAGCAGTTTGCCTTGGGTGCTGATCCAGTTTTCGTTTGCGCTGATTTGTTCGTCGGTTGCGCCTGTGGTGCGTCGAATCTGTTCGGCAAGTTTGTCCTGCGCGGCTGCATCTTCAATTGCGCCCTTGACTGCTGATCCAAGTGCAGCGGTCAGACCTGCAAGTGCAGCAGCTGCGGGAAGTGCTGCCTTTTGGATTGCAAACTGTGCCTTCTCGCCGTTTGTCTCAAGGTTCTTAAATTCCTTGATTGCAGAAGAAATTCCTTTGCCGTTGAACTCTGTGATGATTGGGATTGCGATTGTCATTTGAGTTCTCTTTCAACGCGGGCTTTGACTTCATTTGTGGCGCGTACAAGTTCGCCTTCAATCTCTCGACGTTTGCGGAATACGGAAGGCCCAAGGATGCGCGTATGGTTTGGGCGCAATTGCCCAAGAGAATCTCCCAAACGGTTTTGATTGGCGCGTCCCGCTGCCTCAAATACGGCTGCTGCGACATTGGTTTGGGTGATATAGATCAGGGAAGTTGCCTCTCGAGAAGCGTCAACCTTTAACTTGACTCCAGAGACTGCCTTTGCCACAGAAAAGGGAAATATCTTCTTATTGGCTTGTTCCCATTTTCGCGCCATACCCGACAAAGGAACCTTTGTGTAGTTTTTCTGGACTTCTTGAATGGCAGGTTGGGCAATACGGGTTGCGTCGGCGGTGAACTGCTTACGGAGTCCAGGCTCAATCTTGTTCAGCGAACGAATAGCGTCACGAACTCCGACGACTTCAATTGAAGTATTTGCTGTCATCGTCTGCTCCTTTGTGCTTTTTGTTGTTGGTTCAACACGTCAACAACCGTGAACAGATCGTCTGTGTCGAATGGGATGTCGGGTGTCCAGTATCCAGTCGCGACAAGAACCTCCGCTAGTGAGCGTCGGAAACTGCCGCTTCTGTAAAACTTGCTGACTCCTCCGACACGACTTCGATGGACTTTGTTTTCTTGATGAAGTCGTCAAAGGCGAGCGGGGTGGTGATTCCCGCAGCTCGTGCAGATTCAAATGCAAAGAATGCAAGGTCTTCTGCGCCGATGCCGTTTGCGAGACTGGATGCCTGTCGTTTAAATTTGCGTTCCCATGCCACGACAACGAAGAGATTCGTTTCGCATTCATAGGGGTCGCCTTCAATCGGTGTTACTTGTAGTCGGATTTTCATTGTTTCCCTCTTCTATTTTCTAGATGATGTCTCGTGCCCAGGTGCCGTTAGAGAACGAAATTGAGGCCACGGCAAGGGTGCCGATGGACGACATGATGACCGGAGCGGCATCCAATGTGCACGTCGTAATCGTAAACTCAGGGTTTGTTGCAGACTCAGTCGTGCCAGATGGGGAAACAACAATTGTGCATGAACCCGCAGCGACGATTGCGCTGAGAAGTGCTTCAACTTCGGTTGCGCCGTATGAAAGATAAAGGTCAAGGTTAACTGCGACGCTTTGCAAGCCCTTTGTTGCCTGTCGGCCTGTATCTGCTAGCGATGTTGACTCGAGGAGTTCAAAGCCGAGCATGACCTCACATTTCGAGAGTTGATCCGACACGTCGACGGCTGATCCGCCGGTTGGGGTGATGTTGCAGGTTGCACCTGACAGGAATGTTGCTGTTGCCATTGGTGGCTCCTTAGTTTCTACGCACGGCGATTGCCACCGTGAGATCGTATGTGGGTATGTCTTGCCCGCCGTAGTTTGCATTGCCTGGACGGGCGTCTGTAACTGCGATGG